AAAGAAAGATATTATCCTTGTCGTAATCTTTCAATGACAGCACATCAATGTTTTATTCTTGATCCAGAAGATTATGTAAAAGCTACAAATGTTGGAGAAGTTACTGCTGTTGTTCATAGTCATCCGATAACACCTCCTATCGCTAGTCAAGCAGATAAAGTTGCCTGTGAACAAAGTGGACTTCCGTGGTATATTGTTAATCCAAAAACAAAAAAATGGGGATATTATGAACCACAAGGATATAAAGCTCCATTATTAGGTCGAGAATGGGTGTGGGGTGTTACAGATTGTTGGAGTTTAGTTAGAGATTATTACAAACAGGAAAAAGGTATAGAGTTAAAAGATTATGAAAGACCAATCACTCCAGAAGAATTTATGAAAGATCCTTTATTTGAAAGCTATGCTTGGAAAACAGGCTTTAGAGAACTTAAACCAGATGAAAAACTACAATCTGGAGATGTTTTGTTAATGAGTATTTTAGATTCAACTTTAAATCATGTAGCTATTTTTCTTGGAGATGAGGTATTACATCATTTAACCGATAGACTATCTTGTAGAGAGCCATATTCTCCGTGGTTACTAAAATGTACTGGAAAGAGGTATCGTTATGCTTCGTAAAATAAAATTATATGGAGAACTTGCAAAGTTTGTAGGCCATAAAGAGTTTGAAGTAAAAGTAAATAGTTTATCTCATGCTGTTAGTTTTTTGATTAATAATTTTGAAGGTATTGAAAAATATATGAGTCCTAAACATTATCAAGTAAAAGTTGGTAATTATGCTGTTGATGAATCAGAATTATGTCATCCTATTGGACAAGAAGATATACATTTTATTCCTGTTATTACTGGTGCTGGTAGAGGTATTGGAAAAGTATTATTAGGTGCTGCGTTAATCGCTGGTGCTTTTATTATCAATCCTGCTATATCTTTTAGTTTTAAAAGTGGTGTAACTGGATTTAGTACTTTAACTGGAGTTTCTGGTGCGTTAACAAAAGCTGCCATTTATTTAGGTGGAAGTTTAATAATATCAGGTGTCACTGATATGTTATTCCCTTTACCTAAGTTTGAAGGGTTTGAATCAGAAGAGGATCCTAGATTATCTTTTAATTTTAATGGTATACAAAATACATCAAGGGCTGGTACACCTGTGCCTATAGTTTACGGAGAAATATTTACTGGATCGGTTGTAATTAGTGCTTCGGTAGACACTGAACAGGTACAGGCATGACAGATATTAAACGCATTATTAGAGGTGCAAAAGGGGGAAATAATACACCTCCAAAACCTACTAGAGATCCTGATAATCTCCATAGTAGACAGTATGCTACTTTTCTAGATTTAATATCAGA